CTTCCGATTATCGAAGGCATGTAAAGTTGCCATCGTGTTTCTCCATTTACTCGTATTGGCTAGATGATAGCAGCCTGTGACGTGGTTGGCAAGAACTGAAGGTTATGGCGTGGCTGCTGAAAGCCGCTGCATAACCGCCAAAATGATAGGAATGCCAGCAACAATAACGCCAGTCGCTACTGCTATCATCTTACCCAAAGCCTTCAACAATCGGTTTTCTAAAGCATAAATTTCGTTCCTGACAAACTCTTTCGTTGCGAGGTCATTAATCAGGAACTCATAATTAGCCTCGGCTAATGCCTCGGCTTGTTCTTTTGCAAAACCGTTTTCTGCGAGGAATTTAGCGTAGCCTAAGGTGTCGAACGTTCGGACAGATGCCATGGTTGTTTTCCTTTTCTTTATTTATTTTCTTTCTTACTTAACATGCTTTATAAGCCGTTTTCAAGATGTTTCATGTCTTCTAGGATGCCTTCAAGCTGTGAAAGCGCGTCCCTTATCGTGGTTTGAATGTGAGCATCATGTGGCATGACGTTTTCTCCGTGTTGGTTTTTATTCCTTAAAAAATGCGTCCAGATAATGTTTAACGTTGAACGCATTTAATTAAAAATAAAAGCCTTATCTTCCATGTGGGTGACGTCCTGTCTCTCCCACGCATCCCCTTTTTGCAGGTTTCCTCCCACGCTACTCACGTGGTCAGTGGATATGGTTGGGCTCTTTCACCCCCTGAATGCCTCTTACCTGCATTCAGCTACCCCAGTTATATCGCGTCCGGTAGGCATATGGTTTTCCCTACCTTAAGGCCGAAAATTGAGCTGGTCTCCGTGGCCTATCAACTCTGGTTTTCCTTGCTGATGATTTCAATATATGTTAAACGTTGAACTTAGTCAAGCATAAAAAATCATTTTTTTGAGCTTTTTACAAGTTATTGATTTTATTGATTATTTGCTTGCCTTTTTCGGTCAAATGGAGGTTTTTGGCGCGGCCATCTTCAAAATTTTCTTCCTGAATGACTAAATCCAGTCCCTCTACATTCTTACCATTTTTTTTATGATAACTGGTTGGCGATAATGCTGCTACCACATGAGAGATGGTAGGATGGGGCATTCCCGTTCTTTTTCTTACCTCTAAATTTTCAATACCATCTCTCCTCGCGACTTCAAGGAAGACGAGAGCCTGATTGAGCGTCATTGAGGGCGAGATTTCCCTTAAAATCTGAATTGCGCTGATGAGTTTATCGGTGTTCATGTGGCGTCTCCTACGTTAGTATTTTATTAATCTTTAGAATTAAGCAAAAAAAGGAATTTTGCTTTTTGTGAACGTTGTTCAATTTTTTTTAAGATGACGTTTTCGTTAGCCCTACCCGCCCCTCACGACTTGAGGCAATAAATTGCACTTTAAATCATGAGGGGCTGTCAAACGGATAACGTATCCGATTTTGAAACCGCAACTGTGGGCTTTGCTTCATGTTTCGTGTCCAATCCTGTGACCAATTGGCATCAAACCGGCCTTGACCTGCCATGAGACATCTCCTTCAAGGTCGATTGGGTATTTCATATTTTTGCACCAAATTGAAATGGGTTGTTGACAATTTACTTGACTGACCCCTGCCGAGGCGGCAGCCACGGGAGGGGGATGACACCCACTCCCTCCTCTCAAGATAAGGGATCGGACCTTATCTGGAAAGATATAAATTTAGAAATAAAAAGAAAAAAACATCATCATCAAAAAAGAAACACGACCACGAGGTCGAGAGAAAAACCACCACAAGGACAGCCGCAGGAATGGCATCAAAGCCAGACAAAAAGAAAGGGCAAGCAGGGACGGGAAAGGAAACTCGTGATGGGGAGAAAACGAAAAAGACCCACCACGAATAACCAAACCCGTCCCCACTCATATGACCCGCGCCACCAAAGGCCGCAGGTCGAAGACGAAAAAGATAAAAATTAAAATTAAAATTGATTTCTTGCATAAGGGAGTTGTAATTATAAGTTATTGATATTGTTGATATTGACAAATTGTAAGAAGAAGAGATTTTCCTACTTCCTCCTCTCCACCTCCACCCATGCCCCTTACCCTTCATACTATTATTGATATTAATTATCTCTATCTTTTAATAACAATAATAATATCTTCCTTCAATAATACTAAAGATACCTTTCAGATTGATCATAACCTTTAGATACTGATCATAACCTTTAATAGATGTATAGGGAATTTTAGTGTCTGACCGAAAAAGAAGTTGAGTGATTTCAGTTATTTATGATTCACTATTGTTTGTGAGAGAACAATGGAGGCTCATATGGTATGGACTGGAATCACCCGCGGGTATTATGACAGAAGTTTTTTGAAATATCCAAGCGATTGCAGCGATGAAGAATGGGCAATAATATTTCCTTTTTTACGAGTTTCACACAAGCGTGGTCGCCCCTTACGCCATGATTTGCGTCACATATGGAATGCGATCAATTATATTGCCTCTTCGGGTTGCCAGTGGCGGCTTTTACCACGTGATTTTCCGCCATTTACAACAGTTCAGTATCATTTTTACCGCTGGCGGGCAGAAGGATTGCTTGAATGTATCAATGATGCTTTGGTAGAAGTATGTCGAGTGCTTGAGCACCGCTCGGCTCAACCAACAGCCGCTATTATTGATAGCCAAAGTGTCAAAACGACAGAAGCGGGCGGTAAACGAGGGTTTGATGCGGGTAAGAAAATCAAAGGACGAAAACGCCATATCATTACAGACACGATGGGCAATCTTCTGGAAGCTGTTGTTCATAAGGCCGATATTCAAGATCGTGATGGGGCACCGTCTGTGCTGTCTCTCCTTCACAACAAATATCCATCTATTGTCAAGGTGTATGCCGATGGTGGCTATGCAGGCGAAAAGCTCGCAAAAGCCGTCTCGCATATCCAAAATCTTCAATTGGAAATCGTTAAACATCCAACGAAACAACAAAAGTTTGTCATATTACCACAAAGATGGGTGGTTGAGAGAACATTTGCCTGGCTTGGCCGCTGTAGAAGATTGGCCAAAGATTGGGAAACCCTTATTGAAAACTCCCTCAACTGGCTCTTCATCGCTTCAATCAGAAAAATGACGCGCTATCTGGCTAGAAAATTAACACAATCCGACTTTTGAGTCAGACACTTAGAGAGACTTTCTTCAAGAGGGGAGTTGTAATTATAAGTCATTGATTTTATTGGATTTTGCATGTGCGTTAATTGCACTCAATCTGGATGTCATTTGGCGGGGAGACATTCTTGGTATATCATATCCTCCCAATAGGCTCTATATGCCCCTGAGAGACTCACAGACGCGCATGAGCTATCCAAGATAGACAATCCACCATGAAAGAGCTAATTCGCGTCCACAGGCCTCTCAAGTGCTTTAAAAGCGATTTCGTGTTTTTGACTATAAAATGCTTGGCACAATCGACTGGTGTCGTTTTGGCCGTCCAAGCGCATGATCCATAAAGCGCCTCAACTCTTCATCCAACAATCTCTCCCGCGTCTCATCGGCGGCTCTATGCGTATCTCGTGCCATCTGCTCGGTCCAGTAATGCACAGCCAGAGCGAGAGCATCCAGCCGGTCATCCTTGATTAAACTACCCCGCTCACGCGTGATACGGGTCATCTGGTAGAACAGCCGGTAGCGGTTTTGTTGTTCGGGGACGTAGATTTCAGTGGATTTAAAATCTCTCTCAATCAGTTTGCGGTCAACAACAAGCCGATGCTGGTTCATCACCGGTTCCAGCGTATCAACAATGCGCTGTTCTTTTTGCCCCCTCGACCGCTCAGTGTCCGAGATTTTGCACGGGTAAATACGTGCCATGACGGGACTAAGCAGCTTGTTGAACATGCCGTCACCAAAGTTTGGCTCAATGACCACCTCATTGACGTGGTAATCTCGTGCTTTGTTGGCGAGGTTTTCCAGTACCTCTTCCTCATATCCTCTCCTGTCACCACCGGCATCCAGCAGAAACAGGCGGCCATTCAAAATGCTCACAATCGCCCAAGTCGTCTCATCACCGCCACGCCCCGATGGGTCAATAGCCATCACCGTGCCAGTATAGGGCTGCCAGTCATCTTTGGCGACCATGAAGGGTCTATAAAATCTGTCACCATCAAAACCAACGGATGGCACATCCTCAACAATCAGGGAACGGTCATTACCCCATGCCATATCGACAGGAGCCAGTTTGTCATCCAAATCCATCACAATCAAATCATGCAGTTTGAGCGGATAACGATCAGCATCGGCAAGGGACGTGTCCAGCATAAATTGCAGGGCAAAACCAGCCTGACCATATTCAGCCAGCTTCTCTAATAACGTGTGTTCGCTAAATCGGGTACAGACCGGCTGTCCAGCAAGACGTGGGTTTCTGCTCAAATCATCAACAATGAAAGAACCAAGCCTGTTGCCATATCTTACCGCTTGTGCCTCGGTCGGATATTTGGCTGGAATGATACGTATTTCATAACCACGCTCAGGTAGGGCATTGTAGATTGACTGCTCGGTCTGAGGGGTGCCAAGGAAGACGATTTTGGAGGATTTGATTATCTCATCCGTTGCCTCATCCTTTTCTGGTGGCTTGGAAATCGCGGCAAACTCCTTGATCAGTTCTTTTAATTTGTCACGCATTCCTTGGGTTGCCGAGTTGCCTGTGACCTCAATATCATCAGCAATAATCACATCGGCGCGAGAGCCAGTCAATTGCCCCGTGATGCCCACAGATTTGACCGAAGGCGACTGGTTGGCACGAGCCGGTGCGACATCAAACGATATCTTGGATGACCGCTGATTGTCGCGCGGTATCAAATGCTGCAATATCGGCACTTCATGAATGAGGCGCAGCACGAAGGTTGAGAAGTCGTCCGCACGGGTCTTGGAGGCCGAAACAACCATGATGTTGATTTGCGGGTTATTGACGAGAAGCCAGCAAGTGTAAGCGGCTGTCACCCATGATTTGCCCACGCCACGAAAGGCTGAAATAACCAACTTGTCCGGCCCATGCTGCAGCCACTCAGCCATCATATATTGCGAACGGGTGGGACTTGGCAAATTAAGATGCTTCCAGATGAGATATAAAAACAGTTTGAAGTCATCTTGGGCTGGATTTTTTATCATCTTTTTACTGCTGATTTTCCTACTCCTTTCAATAAAAATACCCCGCCAAAGATACGCATATCCTTGACGAGGTGAGGGTTGTAATTTACAATTATCAGGCAGGGTGGCGAAGCTACTTAATGTAGCATCATCTGCTCTTGGATAGATTTCTGCCCCGCAGCCACAAGCTGGTTGAAGGCATCAAGGCTCGACATGCTATCATCAATAACCGCATCAATACCATTATCCTTCAAGAATTTGACGATAACCGCCCAATCCTTGGCCTCGCACATGCCTTCCTCTAATTTGCGGCGCATATCATTGGCAATCAGCCCATGCAGCAGATTGAGCAGTTCGGTTGGGGCTTTACTCTTTAGAGTATGTTTTGTCATATTTGTATCTGAACTCCTTTCGTCTTAAGAGAAAGTCAAAAAATGTGGTATAGATTTTTACTGCCAACCATATGCCGCCCAAGATGGGGGCAAGCAGGGCAAAGTAGGATGAGGTGGTATGAAGCCAGTCCAGCCACCAAGGACTGGTCACGGCTCCCGTGGCAATGGCGTGGGTAAGGGTATCAGAAGGATTAGGCAACATCAAAGAGAAGGCTCAACTATAGCACCACCGTTCCAGACCTTGCCATAAACATTGCCACCTTCACCATGCGTAAAACCTTGGGTCTCATCAATGCCAATGATATCGTGATGGGGAATTTGCATCAATTCCGGCATCTCTTCCATGGCAACAACAGTGTTATCATCATCGACAGCAATATAAAAAGGATGCGGGTTGGCGGCCAAGACATCGACCACATCCGCCCCTAAAGAGTTGCGCATGAAGTGAACGTAATAGGTTTTACCTTCATGAGTCATCGTCTCAAGTGAGGGGGTAAATTTTCCAAAATTTTGCATCATATGCTCCTTTCAAATATTACACCGAAGCCACACCACGCCAGCCCGTTCCAGGCACATGAACCTGCACCTGCTTGCCGTGAAGTTCGACATAGTTGTAGTATGAACCACTGCTATAGCCCTGCATCATGCGTATTCCCGTGGCAACATATCCAGATGGGAGAAAGCTAGCTGCGCTGGCTGAAACCTGCGAACTTACCACAGATGTCCCCGCCAGCCGCACATCCAAAATGCCTGATGGCTGGGCATTGATTTCGCTGGTAATGCGGGCAGCAATGGCACTTTTCAAGTCACCAGAAGGGTGCCATTGTTCCCATGCCGCGCCCTTTATGTTGCCGTTGGCATGATAGGTTGCCTCGCCCACTTTCAAATATCCGCTGCTTATGTTGACAGAATTGGCAACATTAAGCCCCTCGGCCATACCCACGCGCCCCGTGGTCAGGTTGAAGTGAAACGGTCGCTTGCTATTGAACGTCCCCATCCTGTCACCCGCATCGGTGAGCATCAGGTAAAAGTTGTCTGTATCCTTGCGCACAAGCACCGCCGGAGATTGTGCGCCAAACATGAAGCGGATGCCATTGACATTGTTGGCATGGATTTCACCATGGGTGAGCGTGGTGCCAGAAAAAGTAACATCCCCCGCCGTGACATGAAGCCCACATCCCATTTGTACCAGCCCGCTTGTCAGATTAACCCTGAACGGCCTTAAATTGTTCCAGTTTCCATCACGATTGTTTTCATCTGTGAGGAGAATATAAAAGTCACTAGCGTTTTTATGAAGAAAGGCAGCGGGCGATGAGGCACTGCCCCCTGAAAGGCGCAAGGGAGAAAGGTCTCGGCTATTTATCTCGCCCGTCATGGTGCCGCCGGATTTTGCCAGATAGTTTGCGGGGTCAAATCCGGCAATGGCAGAAGCTGAAGCCGCGGCTGCGACCGCCTCATCCTTGGCTGCAACCGCACCATCTTTGGCGGTCAGTGCCACATTCTTGTGAGTGATAGCTTCATTCTTGGCATTCACGCTTAAATTCTTGGCCGTCACACTCTCATTCTTTGCGCTCACTGCCTCATTCTTAGCGGCGACCGCTTCATTGCGAGCAATCGTGGCAGCATTCTTATGAGCTATGGCGGTATCTCTTGCACTAAGGGCTGAACTATTGGCTGCGACCGCGCTATCTTTGGCTGAAACGGCTGTATTCTTGGCGGCCTCTGCCTGTGTCTGTGCTGAAACGGCTATGTTCTTGGCATTATTGGCTACATCTCGTGCCGTCTCGGCTGCCCCCTTGGCTGCCAGTGCTGCATTCTTTTGAGCCGTTGCCTGTTGGACAAGTTGCTGAACCTCCGCTATGAGGGAGACAGTCTCTTTTTCCTCAGCCCTATACATACATTGCAGCAGCATCTCATTGTGATACTTGGCTGGAATAGGCTGACCGTCAGCAATAACATAAAGCGGAATTGAGGGTGTCTGGCGTTCTACCACAAGTTTTTTATCTGTAGCAGGGGCAGAGGCAAGAGCAATACGGGATGTGTTAACCCAAGTAAAGGTAACAGGATTGTTGTCAACTTTGACCTTGACATGTTCTTTTCTCAAATAAGGGAAGGGAACATTAAATTGTGTTGTTGTGCCGTTTCCATCATAAATGACCCATGGTAAATTCATGGATTTTGATCTCCTTTATAGCTATGAATATTGATATGATTCTGGATTTATTGGGTATGTTTTGTAGGTAATGGCGCAATCATCGCCCCCAAGACCGCCTGAAACGCTATCCAGTTTGAGAAGGGAACAAGGGAGCGAACGCCACTCTTGATCGTATTTTGTGTTGGTGCCTGAAGATTAAGGGCAGCACTCCCCATGCCCCGCACAAAGCCAAAGGCTGATGTCGCCTGATCAATCGCCGGATTGCCGAAGATGGCATCGGTGGCAGAACCGGAAGCCCGCGCATCAAAGCGAAAGTTTGTTGGTGTGGCACGCAAAATTGTATCAGCCACCATCGGCATGATGGAAGCAGAAGCCGCCCGCGACCAGCCCTTGGCTAGCAGTTTTGCCGGATTGGACAAGTCTTCCATATATTTGGCTCGCCCTTCCTCTGTTGTGACTTGTGGGGCTTGCCGAATGGCATAAGTGGCAACACCGGCTGCAACCTCGGCCAAAGCCAAAATGAGCGTCTTGCTATCAAAATGATTGATGCCCCACAGGGTTGATTTTGTCCAAGCTCCAAAGACAAAGCCCCTGAACTGGACAAAAAGGGCTGCTGCTGGATGTGACATCCAGCGATGCAATGCGCCATAATCATTGGTCTGCACCAAGCGATCCGTGTAGCGATGAAGAAAGACACGAAACTTGGACAAAACCTCCCCATCCCATTTGTCAACATTGATGCCAACAACATGGCTCCCCTCAAACTCACCATGGTCGAGCAGATTACGGAATAGTTTTGTTGCGTCTTCTTCGCCAAGTCCCATCGTTGCCAGCTTGTCACGGTCGCCTTTGGTTATTTTTGAGAAGTCGAAAGACCCATCGGATTTTTGTGCTGCCCGTGCCATATCGGCCATTTGCCGGACAATGGCCTTGGCTGCCCATTTTTGCTGAAAGGCATGTATTTGCCTGAACAGTGTCAGATTGGCAGTAATCTTGGAACCGGCATCAAGATAGGCATCTATCTTTTGCGTGAAGCCATTACCGATATCAGAACCAAGCCTATCATCGTGCATTCGTAAATCACGCGGGCTATAAAGATTATCCATCCCCAACCCTGTCATGTCCTGCACCTCGGCCAGCAGTTTGTCCTTTGGATATTTGCCTGAACTCACCCCATCCACCATGGTTCGCAGGGCTGGTAGGGACGACCACGCCGAACGCCAGCCAGTGAGGGCAAAAATCTTCACCGACTCCTGCACCTGATTAAGCCCCATATTCGCCATCAACCGGATAAACTGCACCGTGCCAATGCGGCGCATCCACTGCGCCCATGCCTTCTCTTGCCCCATTACGGGAATGCCATTGATACGTTTCCACATGAAGTCCATATTTTCCAAGACATTATCAAGCTCCCTGTCCCACTCTGTCTTGGGACGACCACTGCGGCGATAAGATTCTTTGACCATTTCCTTGACCTTATCAAAATCCACACCCGACTTGACACCATCAAGCAGAACTTCGCCAGTTTTAGGGTGACGAATGGGTGAATTGGCAAAAGCAAGCCGTCCGCTCATCTGGCGCATATAGCGGCGATAGACAAATTCAGCATCATCTTCAAAGAAATCGCGCACCTTGAAGCGTATCATTGACTCATCACGCCGCCTAATATCAGCCTCATAATTATAATCAAGCAGGGTGCGGCGTTTGAGATAACGCAAATCCTTTTTGCGGGCATTCCTGTTGATAGCCTCACGCTTGGCAGCTTGCTTTTCGACCGCTCCCATCAAATCATCAAAAACCCTGCCCAAATCATCTTCACTGAACTTGTGGCCTTGAGGGAAGGACTCCATCTGGCCCTTGATAAAGCCCTCCCTGTCGCCAAGGTGCAGCGCGTCATCAACCGGATTTGCCATGCCGTATGAGGCACGGCGGATGCGTTGATAGTAGCCGCTCGCGATGAGCGCAGCCAAGTCTTTATCAATATCAGGACTATGCTTGATGACAGCCCGCTTGATGGCCTCCTCCACCACCTCCGAGTGAACCAGCCGGTCAATTTCGGCAATGCGGTTATGATTGGCAATCAGCGGTAGATAGGTGTCCTTGGCCTTGCCGTTCCATAATCCCGCCTCATTCATATCCTGCGCAAACTTTGCCAAACCTTTTTGCAAGGTTTGAGCGGCTTTTTTGACATGAGGATCGGCAGCATCACGAGGGTTGCGGATTTGCTCATTGACCAGCCGATTGAACTCTAGCTCTAATCCACCTTTTTGCAACGGGTTGAGCTTGGAAAACTCCTGCGTTTTGAGCCATTCGACCTTGGCCGGAATATAGCCGGTTAAAAATGCACCATTGCGCTGGCGGTAATCAGTCGTGTATCTGGCATTGACACTATCTTCAATCACCGCATGGCTGCCATCAGCACTCCTAGCCCCGACTGTCTCATCAGCCAGCCACATACCAATCTTGCGGACAAACGGGTTTTGGGAAGTGGACATGGAACCAACAATATCAAAGCGCAGCTTGCCACCAAAAGCCTTCGCCACATCGCTATCATTCATATCTATCAGCCTTGAGAGGGCATTGTCTTCCCCCGCCATGAGCCCGTCCATCAACTCAGGGTTACGCGCGGCACCGGCATTGCCTTTCAAATCCACACGGTCAGCGGCACTATTGTCCCGCGTCTCTTTCAAGACCTTAAGAGAAGCATCATGAGCCATCTCGGCCTCTAGTCTTGCATGAGGGTTGCGCATCAACAGTCCACCCAAAGCACCAAAACCCGCCCCGACAACCGCGCCCATCAACGGGTCAGCATGAGGGTCTTGCAGCAAATTTTTGGAGGCGACCTCAAGGGCAAAACTGGTTGTGCCACCCACGGCTGCGCCATAAGCCACACGACCCGCTTTGGTAGCAATCTTGCCACCAGCGGCATAAACACCACCCACGGGAATAAAATTCACCGGATCGAAAATGCCACTGGTCAACCCCGCCACAGTGGCAGACGCGCCACCCTTTCCCAAACGCTGCACCCGCTCCATATCTTCCTCAATCCATTTCAATGTCATCTGGAAAGAATTTTCCGAATTGGCTGCCATCAGGCGCGGATGATACTCCTGTGGTATTCTGTCCATGGCCTCAATGAACCTGTCCTCATCCGGTACAAAATCAGGGTCAAAATCGGACAATTTATATTTGTAGTAGATTTGAGACGCTATGGTACCCGTCTGGAAAGACGCGCCCAATTCATCAAACCAGTTATCATATTCCTGTGGCTCCTGTTTTTTCTTCTCGACCTGCTCTTCCCAAGTTGGCGGCGATGGTGCCGCTAGGGGCGTGAGCGGATTAATCTCACTTGGTGCCTGTACCTCTCCGGCTCGTGCAGGGAAAATATCATCGACAGGACGGGGCGCGACTGTCGGCGTTGCTTGTGCGCCAAGATAATCTGCCCCGCCGCCCCACAAGCTCAAATCCTTGGTTGAGTTCGCCTGTCTTCCCCTGTAATTATGGGCAAAACGTGCTCCCCTGTTTGAGCCAAAGGGACGCTCAAACATGATCATCCCGTCATTGGCTTCCTGCACGTTTCTCGCTGCCCTGATGCGATCTCCGGCAGCCTTTTCATGATTGTTCAACTCATAATGAACATATTCCAACTGCGTGTTAAGGTCACGCCAGTCCCAACCATTGTTGGCAGAAAATCTCTGTAAGCCGGTGAAGCGGTCAAACCGCCATTGGGCGATGCCATGTGCTGTACCATTATCCCTAGGTTTGACCGTTGGATTAAGTCCACTTTCAGAAAGAAGATTGCCAACAATACCAGCGGCTTGGTGAGCCTTCCAGGCTTTGCCCACAAAAAACGCCATCGCCTGTCTTGTTCGTTGATCCATGACTATTTTTACTCCTTCTTGGTTTTTGTGTAGATTTTACGAAGCTGTGAGACATCATGACCATGCTCGGCCTCCCACTTTTTCACGTCTCACTGTCAGGAAAGATGCCTCGTGAGACCATCTCCCGCGCCTCATGGTGGATAAGGTATTCTTCCAACTGCCAGATATTGCCCTCAATGACCTGTTTAGGCCATGAGGAACGGGCAGCCTCCAATCCTAAACGCCAAAAATCCAACTGCTCCGATGTCTCATGGCGAAAGCGGTAATCCATATCACGGCACATCTTCTCATCATGTCGATTGCCAGTGAGTGCTTCAAGGAACTTGCCATAACGGCGTTCCTTGGCTTTTTCCCGCTGCTGGCTTAAGGTTTCAGGCGTGATGGTATCCATGCCGATAATTGCCCCACCAAGATATTTGGAGCGCACAACCCAATGGCTATCGGAGCTATCCGCCTCAATAAACAGGTCATTTAGATCGTCCGGCAGCCCCATCTTTTCCTTGTAAGTTTCCAGCCGATCCTTCAGAATTTCGCCAGTGAGATACTGAAAGTCGGGGGGTAAATTCTTGTGGGTGAAGACAAGCTGACCATTAAGGACAATGCTGCGCCGTGCCAAATCCTTCTCCAGCTTTTCCTTGACAGATTCTTTCGAGGCACCACGGCGCGAAAGATCATGCGCCATCCGCGTGATCATCTCATCATTGTAATCACCAAGACCAAAGCGACTTTTAAGATAATCCACCACTTCTGCCGTATCTTTTGCCGACAGCATCGACTTGCGCTTCTCAATGTCAGGCCGTGTCACCATTTGAGCCGCATCAAGCAGCACGGTATCCTCATCCATCCCTAAATCCAACGCCTCTGAATAGCTTTCCAGAAACGCAACGGACGCTGCATCCCCTACCAGTGTTGAAACATAGGCCGGATTGACATTCGCCAGATCACGGTAGCGCGTGACCACCTGCTTGATATAGTCAACTCTGCTCCCGCCCTTGGCTAAATCCATTGTCAAGGCGCGTCCGGCCAAGCCTGAGAACTGTGCCGACCACAATTTATTCTCAATATTATTGTCGCCGTACCATTTGAGCCGCTCAGCATCTGCCTGTCTCAAAGCGGTTGCAGGGTCGGTTCCTGCATCAATGGCAGCTTGGGTGAGCTTCTCCCACTCATCCTCCTTGATCTTGACCACTTCCCCGACCAGTTCATTAGCTGACAGCCTGACCGTGCCATTGCCACTCTCATTGGGAATTTCGACATCCGATATTCGTGTGATGCCGTTGATATCACCCATAGCATCATAGGCCGCCGCCACATGTTCCATTTTGGTCATTTGGTGAACATAGGCAGCAGCTTTTTTAGCCTCTTCCTTTCTCTGCTTCTCTAAAATGACGGCTCTGTTGACATCAGATTGCGCACGACCCTCACCAAGAGCCTGAGCAGAAATGGAGCCAGTAGTTTCAAAATATTCGGCCAATTCATCGGTCAGGGTGCCATTCTTGACCTCACTTTTGAACGCGGCAATGGTGCGCCAGTCTTTCTCCTGTTTCTCCTTGGTACGTATGTTGCCAGCATGGTTGATGATCTCCACCATCGGCGCACCATAATCCAGCTTCAACGCCTTGCCCAAAGAGCCGCGATCTGTTTCCAGCAACGCCCTTACAAT